TGGTACTCCTCCGTATCAAGCAAATTTCGCACTCGGCGACCGAAATCCTCGGACAAACCCGCAGTGTGGGTGCCCATGATGATCTTTTTCTCGGGGTACTTGCCTAAAAAATAGGCAGGGAATAGGTATGAACTGAATTCGGACTTACCCATACGGGGTGCAATATTGATGATGACGCGGTTCTTGCGCCCCTCAATCACGTCCGTAAAAATCTTGGCTAGCTTCCTGTGCTGGGGCCAGTATTACGCGGCTGGTGTGGGCGGTGCCCTTGCCGGTCGTGGTGCTGATCTGTTCGTTATTGATGACCCACACTCCGAGCAGGACGTAAAGATCAACAGCCGTCTTGCGTTTGACACCGCGTGGTCTTGGTTTCAGACCGGACCCTTGCAGCGCTTGATGCCGGGTGGGGCGATCATCATCGTGATGACGCGGTGGTCGCTCTTGGACTTGACTGGGCGCTTACTGACGTACCAGATGAAAAATCCCGAGTCCTTGCCGTGGGAGATCGTGGAGCTACCGGCCATCTTGAACGAGGACGAAGACGACGAGAAGTCGCTCTGGCCGGAGCAGTGGCCGCTGGAGACATTGAAAGCGACCAAGGCCAGTATCGAGCCACGGTATTGGAACGCGCAGTACATGCAGCAGCCTACGGCCGAGAACTCAGCGCTGGTGTCACGCAAGCATTGGAGAGTTTGGGAACATGATGAGCCGCCCAAGTGCGACTACATACTGCAGAGTTGGGATACGGCGTTTGAGACAAAGACCACGGCCGACTATTCAGCCTGTACGACATGGGGTGTGTTCTACAACGAAGAAGAGGGCAACAGCCCGCAGGTGATCCTGCTCGATGCGTTTAAAGACCGGATGGCGTTCCCTGAGTTGAAACAGGTCGCACTCAAGCACTGGAAAGAGTGGGAGCCTGATGCGTTCATTGTGGAGAAGAAGGCCGCGGGCGCTCCACTAATCCAAGAACTGCGCAACATGGGCATCCCCGTACAAGAATTTAGCCCGTCTCGAGGCAACGATAAAATGGTCCGGCTTAACGCTGTAGCTGATTTGTTCACTTCGGGCAAAATATGGGCACCTGACACGCGCTGGGCGCGAGAAGTCATTGAAGAGATCGCGGCTTTCCCAGTGGGCGAGAACGATGACTATGTGGATACGACAACACAGGCACTCCTGCGCTATCGCCAAGGCGGGTTTATTTCGTTAGACTCCGATGAGAAAGACGAGCCTAGAATCTTCCGGCGGTATCAAAACGCTTACTACTAAGGACAAAAATGGCAACAAATATCGACAAAGGCTTGTACCAAGCCCCCAAGGGAATCGAAGAACTAGCGCAGGACGAAAGCGCAATAGAGATTGAGATCGTTGACCCCGAGGCGGTCAATATCCACATGGATGGCTTAGACATCTCGATTGAGCCGGGTGAAGGCACCGAAGATTTTAGTAGTAACTTGGCCGAGGAAATTGAAGAGGGTGCGCTGCAGTCACTTGCAGGCGACCTGTCAGGCGACATTGACAACGACAAAAGCTCCCGTAAAGACTGGGAGAAGGCGTACACCGAAGGTTTGAAGCTGCTCGGACTCCAGTACGAAGAGCGCACAGAGCCTTGGTCAGGCGCATCGGGCGTGTTCCACCCCATGATTACCGAGGCAGTTGTAAGATTCCAGTCAGAAACCATTACAGAGATGTTCCCCGCAGCGGGCCCTGTACGTACAAAGATCATCGGTAAAGAAACTCCAGCGAAGACAGAGGCAGCGGTGCGTGTCGAAGCTGACATGAATTACGAACTGACAGAAGTCATGCGCGAGTTCCGCCCTGAGCAAGAACGCATGCTGTGGAGCCTACCGGCCACGGGCTCGGCGTTCAAGAAGGTGTACTTCGACCCGAGCTTGGATCGCCAAGTTTCGATGTTCATCCCCGCAGAAGACATCATTCTCCCCTACGGTACGACCGACTTGGACACTTGCTACCGCATCACCCACGTCATGCGCAAGACCAAGAACGAGATTGTGAAACTACAAAAGGCGGGGTTCTACTTAGACATTGACCTGCCTGATACCAACAAAGAGTCCACTGACATCCAAAAAGCCAAGGACAAAGAGACCGGCTTTAGCGATATGAATGACGATCGGTTCACAATCTACGAGTGCCACGTAGACTTGGACATCGAAGGGCTGGGCGACTCCGAGGATGACGAAGGGGAAGCAACAGGCATCGCGCTGCCGTACGTAGTGACGATGATTAAGGGTTCCAACGACATTTTGGCAATCCGCCGGAATTGGTTGGAAGACGACAAACTTAAACTGAAAAGGCAGCATTTTGTCCATTACCAATACATCCCCGGATTCGGAGCGTATGGCTTCGGCTTGTTTCACCTTATTGGTGGCTTCGCTAAGTCCGCAACCAGCATCATGCGCCAGCTTGTCGATGCAGGAACTCTCTCAAACCTACCGGGCGGGCTTAAATCAAGGGGGCTCCGCATTAAAGGTGACGATACACCGATTGCACCCGGCGAATTCCGCGATGTAGATATTGGCTCTGGCGCACTGCGGGACAACATCCTGCCACTGCCGTACAAAGAACCAAGTCAAGTGTTATACACGCTGCTTGGCAACATCGTAGAAGAGGGCCGCAGGTTCGCATCTACAGCGGATATGAAGATCAGCGACATGTCCGGCCAAGCCCCTGTGGGCACCACTTTGGCCCTGTTGGAGCGCCAGTTAAAGGTGATGTCGGCTGTGCAAGCCCGCCTGCACTACAGCTTCAAACAAGAGTTGCGCCTTCTGGCCGTCATTATTCGGGACTACACCGATGATGACTACGACTACGAGCCCGATACAGGCGTTCCAAGCGTCAAGAAGTCTGACTACGACCATGTGGACGTAATCCCTGTCAGCGACCCTAATGCAGCCACCATGAGCCAGCGCGTGGTCCAGTACCAAGCGGTTATGCAGATGGCGCAGTCGGCTCCAGACATCTACAACATGCCCAAGCTACACCGCAACATGCTGGAGATTTTGGGGATTAAGAACGCCGACAAGCTCGTACCCCTGCCAGAAGACCAGAAACCTAAAGACCCCGTGTCTGAGAATATGGCGATTTTGAAGGGCGAGCCTGTTAAAGCGTTCCTGAACCAAGACCATAGAGCGCACATTGCGGTGCACATGTCGATGATGCAGGACCCCACGATTGCGGCCAATATCGGTCAAAACCCCAAGGCTCCGGTCATTTCGGCTGCTTTGATGGCCCACGTTGCCGAGCATACGGGCTATATGTACCGCAAACAGATCGAAGAGCAGATGGGTATGCCCCTACCGGCCGAAGACGCAGAATTGACCCCAGAAATCGAGAATGCGCTATCAGGAATGCTTGCACAGGCGGCGCAACAGGCACTGCAGATGAACCAACAGCAAGCGGCTCAGCAACAAGCTCAGCAGCAAGCGCAAGACCCACTGGTCATCATGCAGCAGCAGGAACTTCAGATTAAACAGGGCGAGTTGCAGATTAAATCTCAGGAAGTTAACCAGAAGTACCAGATCGAACAAGCCAAACTTCAACTGGAAGAAAAGCGTTTTGTTACAGATGCCGCAGGAAAAGCCGATGCAAATCAACTCAAACGCGATCAGCTTGAGGCCGATATGCAGTTAAAAGGTACGCAGATTGGTGCCCAAATCAAGGAAAGCAACCAAAAGCAGACTTTTGAGCAAGAACACGCCGGGATCAAACTCGGTGCAGAGATTGCGCGAGATAAGCGCGATCAAGCCCTGACTGCTGTGCAGTCGCTTCAACAACCTAAACCAACGGAATAAAAATGCTCCAAAAATTCGCAAGCGTATTGCGCGAACAAATACGCACGGACATGAACAATTATGCTGACGATATAGCTGGTGGGGCTTGTCGTAACTATGAAGAGTATCAAAAACTTTGCGGTGTTATTCAGGGTCTAGCCACCGCAGAGTCCTACCTGCTGACCCTGCTAAAGAAAGTCGAAACAGATGAGTGACCTTATCTTGCCTCCGGGAATAACACTCCCGCAAACTATTCAGCCAGCGGAAATGCCTGCTGAAGATGCGAGCAACGAGGAAAAAGCAAGACAGCTACCGGAACCTGCGGGTTACAAGCTGTTGTGCGTGGTTCCTGACGTATCCGAGACGATCGAGGGTACTAACCTCGTGAAGGCTTCCGACATCATGCGTCGTGAAGAACAGACAACATCCGTGCTGTTTGTAGTCAAAGTTGGCCCAGATGCGTACAACGACAAAGAGAAATTCCCCAACGGACCTTGGTGCAAGGCGGGAGATTTCGTAATGACGCGTACATACACAGGGACCCGCTTCAAGATGTACGGCAAAGAAATGCGGTTCATCAATGACGACCAGATCGAAGGCGTAGTCCAAGACCCGAGAGGAATCACACATGTCTGATTTTAAATTTCCAGATGAGCTAGAAGACGACAACATTGAAATTGAGATTAGTGGTAAAGATACCGAAATCGAAGTTGAAATTGTTGATGACACCCCCCAGCGCGACCAAGGGCGTAAGCCACTTGACCGTGAAGTAGCTGACCCGACCGACGAAGAAATCGAGTCCTATTCGGACAAGGTTAAGAAGCGGATTACGGAACTGACCCATGCCCGTCACGACGAGCGCCGTGTCAAAGAAGCAACACTTCGGGAAAAAGAAGAGCTAGAACGGTTCACCCAGAACTTGCTCCACGAAAACAAACGCCTAAAAGGGTTCGTGGAAGACGGCACTAAGCACATTGCAGCTAGCTCATTGACAAGTGCGGAAGCGGAAATGGCCGCAGCCCGCCGTCAATTCAAGGAAGCGCAAGAGGCTTTTGACACCGATGCTATCATTGCAGCCCAAGAAGCGATGACAGACGCAAAGTTCCGTTTAGAGGCTGCAAAGAATTTTCGCCCAGCCCCTTTACAAACGTACAGCGATAGTGTACAAACGCAACAACCGGCACCAGAAGTGGTGCAACCCGACGAAAAGACACTGCGCTGGCAGGCAAAAAACCAGTGGTTCGGGACTCCGGGATTTGAAGAACTAACCAGCTACTCACTAGGGCTGCACCAGAAGCTAGTGAATTCGGGTATGAACCCGCGTAGTGATGAGTATTTCGAGCAGATTGATGCTCGCGTAAGAAGTAAGTTCCCTGAAGTTTTTGGGAGAAGCCAAACCGAAGGCACCAAGCGTCCTGCATCTGTGGTCGCTCCGGCGACTCGTTCGTCAGGAGCAAAGAAGGTTCAAATTTCAAATACAGCGGCAGCGTTGGCTAAGAAATTTGGATTAACCCCGCAGCAGTATGCTGCTCAAGTAGCAAAATTGGAGTCTTAATATGGCAACCCGTGAATCTCGTGATCTTTCTTCCCGCGACAAAAATGTGCGCGCTGTGTATGTCCCCTCGAGCACTTTGCCCGATCCAACACCCGAACCCGGATACACGTATCGCTGGATTGCGACGCATGTACTAGGCCAGAGTGACCCTACTAACGTGTCTCGTAAGTTGCGCGATGGCTGGGTACCGGTGAAAGCAGATGACCATCCAGAGCTAATGCTGGTAGGTAATGAGAAGACAGGTAACGTCGAAATTGGTGGGCTGATGCTTTGCAAAATGCCGTCCGATCGCGTCGAAGCTATGTCAGACTATTACAACGACCAAGCAAGAACTCAGATGGAGTCGGTGGATAACACGTTTTTACGTCAAAATGACCCACGTATGCCGTTGTTTTCAGAACGCAAGTCCTCGATAACGCGTGGTGGGTTTGGTTCAGGTCTTAAATAATAGGAGTCCTTAAATGGCATCTACAGCTTCTCCCTACGGCTTAAAAGCCGTGAATGAGTTGGGTGGCCTACCTTACGCAGGTAGCACTCGCTCATTCCTATTCGATCCTGCTGGATATGGCACAAACGTCTATAACGGAAGTTTGGTATACGTCAAATCTACAGGGTACATTGAAATTGTTACCGCTACTGGCGCTGACGCAACTACAAACGGCTTCCCTGTTGGCACTGCTAACACCGGCGCTGTTGGTGTGTTCGTTGGTTGCTCTTACGTTAACGCACAAGGTCAAACCGTTTTTTCACAATACTACCCAGCCAGCTCGCTGAATGCGGTTGCTTTTGTGATTGATGACGACCGTACTGTGTTCCAAGTTCAGTCTGCTGGCTCTGTCACGCAAGCTGCTCTGGGTTCAAACGTGTTCTTCTCCACAGGTGCAGTGTCTACCGGTAGTACATCTACAGGTAACTCTACCGCTTCTGTTGTGGCTGGCTCTTCCGCTGTTACGACTACCGCCGCTTTCCGCGTCGTTGGTTTCCCTAACATGGTTGGCTTCTCCACAGTAGGTGACGCATATACTGATATTCTGGTGAAGTTCAACCCCGGATACCACTCTTACGACAACGCTGTTGGTCTGTAAAAGGAGCTAAATCATGGCAATTTCACGCGCACAACTACTTAAAGAACTGCTCCCCGGATTGAACGCATTGTTTGGTTTGGAATACGCTCGCTACGGCGAAGAGCACAAAGAAATCTACGAAACAGAGTCATCTGAGCGTAGCTTTGAAGAAGAGACCAAACTCGCCGGTTTCGGTGCAGCACCAGTCAAGAACGAGGGACAGGCCATTGCTTATGACAATGCCCAAGAAGCGTTCACGGCTCGCTACAACCACGAAACCATCGCGTTGGGCTTCTCCATCACTGAAGAGGCTGTGGAAGATAACTTGTATGACTCACTGTCTGCTCGTTACACCAAGGCTTTGGCTCGCGCTATGGCGTATACCAAGCAAGTTAAGGCTGCTGCTGTTATCAACAACGGCTTCACTAACTCGTCTCAGTACTACGGCGGTGACGGCGTACCTTTGTTCAGCACTGCACACCCCTTAGTTGGTGGTGGAACCAACAGCAATCGTCCTACAACTGGCGCTGATTTGAACGAGACTTCCTTGGAAGCCGCCGTTATTCAGATCGCCGCTTGGGTGGATGAAAAAGGTCTGTTGATCGCTGCTAAACCTCGTAAGCTGATCGTTCCTCCATCTTTGATGTTCGTTGCTACTCGTTTGTTGGAAACCAGCCTCCGTGTTGGTACTGCTGATAACGACATCAACGCGTTGAAGAACAATGGTTCGATCCCTGAAGGCTATTGCGTTAATCACTACCTGACCGACACAAACGGTTGGTATTTGACTACTGACGTGCCTAACGGCTTGAAGCATTTCGAGCGTACTGCACTGACTAACTCAATGGACGGTGATTTCGACACGGGGAACGTGCGATACAAGGCCCGCGAGCGTTATAGCTTCGGTTGGAGTGACCCACTCGGAATGTTCGGCTCACCCGGTTCGTCCTAAGCGAACCCGCATAGAACCTAGGTTTTGTGCTACAGAGAGGGCCCTTCGGGGCCCTTTTTTACTGTCTTTATAGGGGTTACCTGTAACTAAGTCCCGCTACCTGTGTCGTAACCTAATTCGTAACGGATTACGAATTCACCTAGTCTCCATCCATTGTGGTATAGTAGGGCTTCAACTTCAGGAGCCTCTATGTTTTATGTTTACGTGTACCGCGACCCACGCCCGCTCAAAGCTAACCAGCCTGTATATGTTGGTAAGGGTACAGGTGATCGGGACTTATCTCATTGGTCAAGGGGGTCTCACAATAAGCCGTTCCAAGATTTTATATCCCACCTCAAACTACGCGCACACATAGCGGTATGCGAACGGGTGCTAGAGACTGAAATTGAGGCAGAGGCGTTCGCCAAAGAGATTGAACTGATTGCGTTGTATGGGCGACGCAATATAGGCACAGGCACCCTGTTTAACCTTACGGATGGCGGCGAGGGGGGAAGCGGAGCAGTACGAACTATCGCCCACAAAGCAGTGGATAGCAAGTTTTCCAAAGCGCATTGGCAAGACCCCGTGTATAGAAACAAGGTAATCACCTCGCAAATTGCCGCTCAGAGTACCGCTAAAGCCCGCGCTGACAAGTCAAAAGCAAGCACCGAAGCATGGACTAAACCTGAAGTGCGTCAGAAGCGTCAGGAGGGCATCAAACAGGCTCGCAGCACTGATGAGTCCAAGGCCAAGACTAGCGCCCAAGCAAAGGCCCAATGGAACGATCCCGAGTATGCTGCTATGCAGACTGCGAACAATAAGGAGATTGCAAACCGTGCCGAGGTTAAAGCGGCTAAAGCAACCGCAGCTAAGGCGTTATGGGCCGACCCTGTATGGAAAGCAAAGATGCTAGCAGCCCGAAAGAAAAAAGTTGCACCCCCCGCGACAAAGTGATATATTGCTGCTAATCCGGACTTTCCGGTGTATCTAACAGTTCCGGCTGACGACATGCAGATAGATACACCCCAACTTGCATGTAAGGAAAAATCATGGCACGCACTACGTTTCAAGGCCCAATTCGTTCATTGGGTGGCATTTATCAGCAAGGCCCCGCCGCTGTTGTTGAGATCACATCCAGCACCACATTAAGCCCCGAAGCCCACGGTGGTCGCATCATTTCTGTTGGCGGCACTTTGGCTGCTGCACTGACATTGACACTACCCGCGATTAATATGACGGCTAATCCCGCCACGTCTGGCCCCGGTCAAGACCCCAATACAGTCAACAACGAAGGCGTTTTGTACACCATCTGGGTGCCTACAACTATTGCAACTAGCGCGTTGAAGATTGGCACAAACGGTACTGACAAATACGTTGGCACAATCGTAATGAACGATACCGACACTGACGGTGCTGCATTGGTTGGTTTCTCAGCCGCTGCCGCTAACGACTTCATCAACTTGAATGGCACTACCACTGGCGGTGTTGCAGGTTCGTGGATTGAAATCTTTGCCATTGCAGCTAACAAGTACATGGTCAAAGGCACAGTGCTTGGTACAGGTACTGTTGCTACACCGTTTGCAGACGCTTAATTGATCTTGGGGGCTTCGGCCCCCGCACTACAGGAGATTGATTATGATGCAAACAGACGTAAAACAGGGACACCTTAATAACTCTGGTTTTGTCCTGTTGGGTCGAACTAGACTTAAAGCTGCCTCTACGGTTGGCACGGCTACGGCTGGAACACTGGACATTTTTGACACCGCCACAACCCCTGTTGCTGCCACGTATGCAAGGTCTACTACGGTTATTACCGTTACAAAGGTAGCTCACGGCTTGGTTACCGGTGACGTAATTGGTCTTGCGTTTGCCACAGCAAGTGGGTCATCCGGCACAAACGGTAACTACCCAATCACACGCACAGGCGCAGACACTTTTACCGTTACAGATATCAACTCTGGGACGATCGCAGGTGGGACAGTGGCGGCATACGCATCCCTGTGGATTGCTAGTTTTGATGTTGGTGCAACTGACGTGTTTAGTAATTTTGCGTTGATTCCCGGCGAGGGGATACTGGTTAAAAACGGTATCTACTTGAACATAAGCAACCTTACTTCTGCCAACGTGTACTATGGCTAAGAAAACCCCATCCCTTGCGGTAGGTCGCGGTGAGAAGCTGCCGGTCTCTAAGGGGGCGGGGCTGACTGCCAAAGGCCGAGCCAAGTACAACGCAGCCACAGGGTCAAACCTTAAAGCGCCACAGCCACAAGGCGGTGCACGTAAGAAGTCATTCTGTGCCCGTATGTCTGGTATGCCCGGCCCGATGAAAGACGAAAAAGGCAAGCCTACCCGTAAGGCTGCTTCACTAGCTAGATGGAAATGTTGAGGTAAATATGCCAAAAGGAATGCGTAATCCAATAGAAGAGTATCGGCTTGGGTCAGAAGGCGGCGGTACAGGTGGTATGGGCGGTGGTGGTGGCGGACGTATGAGCATGTCAGCTATTGCGGATAAAAGTGCAGCTAAAAATAAAACAAATATGGCAGACGAGATGATTGCTGCCGACAAAAAACTCAGCATGAAGCGCGAGTTAGAAATTGCAAAAGCTAAACCTGAACGCCAAAAAGCGGAGAAAGACGCTACGATAAGCACAGATGGCGGGGTTAAAACTACGCGCTACCCGTATGTTGGCGCTAATGAGTACAAAAAAGGCGGAGCAGTATCTGCTTCCAAACGTGCAGACGGCATTGCCCAGCGCGGTAAAACTCGCGGAAAGATGTGCTGATATGACCTCACCAGAAATACAAACTGCAAGAGAACTTGCCACACACGCGGCGGACATTAGCCATCTCCAAGAAGACATGGACAGAATGGCTAAAGATATGGCGGAGATCAAAGTTACGCTTAATAGCATCAACACTACACTTGCGGAAGCCAAAGGCGGCTGGAAAGTGCTCATGATGTTTGGAGGTGCAGGTGGCGTAGTAGGCGCAATGCTGACCCAGATTATTCACGCAATCCCAGCGGGAAAATGATGCCGTCAACGAGTAAAAAACAGCACAATTTCATGGCCGCGATAGCCCACTCGCCATCGTTTGCTAAGAAAGTAGGAGTCCCACAGTCCGTGGGAAAGGACTTTAACGAGGCCGATAAAGGCCGTAAATTTTCAAAAGGTGGTGATACTATGGCTTCTAAAATGAACCCCGGCTTCATGGCAATGATGGCTAAGAAAAAAGACGGCGCTAAGGGCGCTAAGGGCAGCATGCCTGCTGCCTTAGCAAAACACGCAGCTAAACCCGCTTCTAAAGCGCATGCTGGTTTAAAAGGTGGTGGCTACGTCAAAGCGGCTGACGGTGTTGCCCAGCGCGGTAAAACCAAAGGCATGCAAGTTACCATGAAAAACGGCGGCAAGTGCTAATACCATGATGTCTAGTCGCGGCATGGGGGACATCGCCCCCTCCAAGATGCCCAAGGGAACTAAAAAAGCCCGTCGGGATAACACTGACTTCACGCAATACGCTGAAGGCGGTAAGGTTAACGCTGCGGGTAACTACACAAAGCCTAGTCTTCGCAAGAAGATCGTGAGCCAAGTCATGTCTGCGGCAACGCAAGGAACCGGCGCTGGGAAGTGGTCAGCACGTAAAGCACAGCTTGTCGCTAAGAAGTACAAAGCCGCAGGCGGCGGGTACAAGGACTAACATGAAAGCCCCACAGAAATCGCTCAAGGATTGGGGTGACCAAAAATGGAGAACCAAAAGTGGTAAAAAATCTTCTGACACAGGTGAAAGGTACTTACCAAGCGCTGCGATTAAAAGTCTTAGCCCTAGTGAGTATGCTGCAACAACGCGTGCGAAGCGTGCTGGCAAAAAAGCCGGAAAACAATTCGTAGCACAGCCAAAAGCAATTGCAAAGAAAACAGCGGGATTTAGATAATGGCAATCTCAGGAACCACAGCGTTTAACCTAGACCTCACCGAACTGGTGGAGGAGGCTTTCGAGCGTGCTGGTTCCGAGTTGCGCACAGGTTATGACCTGAAGACAGCCCGCCGCTCCCTTAACTTACTGTTTGCTGACTGGGCCAATCGCGGCATCAACATGTGGACGTTCGAGCAGGGCACGATTAACTTGGCTCCGGGGCAAGCCACTTACGCACTTCCTTCAGATACCGTGGACCTTTTGGAGCATGTCATCCGCACAGGGGCCGGGAGCGCGTCTACACAGGCCGATTTGAGCATTACGCGCATTAGTGTGTCTACCTATGCCACGATCCCAAATAAGCTGCAGCAAGCCCGTCCAATCCAGTTGTGGATGCAGCGCCTTGACAGCGAGCGCTCAGCGATCGGCACAGTTCAGACAAGCGCAATTTCTGCGACAGATACAACAATCCCAGTGGCTTCAGTGCTTGGGCTTCCCACTACAGGGTTTGTAATAATTGAGTCCGAGATCATCTACTACGGCTCCATTAGCGGCAACCAACTCCTGTACTGCTCACGCGGGCAGGCAAGCACAACTGCGGCATCGCACATCAGCGGAAGCCCCGTATACGCACAGAACTTACCGTCTGTGACGGTTTGGCCTACCCCAGACAACAGCACGACATACCAACTGGTCTACTGGCGCATGCGCCGTATTGACGATGCAGGCGGTGGTGTGAACACAATGGACGTGCCGTTCCGGTTCTTGCCGTGTATGGTCGCGGGGCTGGCGTACTATTTAGCGATGAAGGTCCCCAATGGGGCGCAGCGGTTAGACATTTTGAAATCACAGTATGACGAGGCTTGGGAGTTTGCGTCTACCGAAGACAGAGAAACAGCGTCCTCGCGGTTCGTGCCGCGCCAAATGTTTATCTAAAAATGGCAAACATGTTCTCATCGGGCAAGCACTCGATCGCCATGTGCGATCGTTGCGGAGCGCAGTTCAAGCTGACCGAGCTAAGGAAAGAGATTAAGAAGACGAAGATATACAACTTGTTGGTCTGTGCAAGTTGCTGGGACCCTGACCAGCCCCAGTTGCAGTTGGGTATGTACCCAGTAGAAGACCCGCAAGCAGTGCGTAACCCGCGTAGGGATACCACATATGTTACTTCGGGCCCGATGTCAGATGGGTTCCTTAGTGGTGGTTCTAGGAACATCCAGTGGGGGTGGAACCCTGTTGGTGGAGCAAGTTTTTTTGACGTTGCGTTGACACCGAATTACTTGGTTGCGACGACAAATGTTGGTATAGTTACAGTAAGCGTTTCATAGGAGTTAATCATGGCATATACAAAAGCTGCAGACGGTGTAGCCTCTAAAGGCAAAACCCAAGGTAAAAATCTTGGCGATAGCGGCCCTTCCGTTGGTATTCAACACGGCGGCAAAGGCAGCAAGGGCGGCAAGACCAATGAAGAAATGCTCAAGCTAGGCCGTGGCCTTGCTAAAGTAGCTAACCAAAAGCGAGGCTAATCATGGCAAACTTTAGTAAAAAAATCAGGGGCAAAGAAATTGGCGATGCCAGCGTCTATGCGCAACCGCACACTATGGCGGGCAAACCTTTTGTAATTTCCGATAATCCCGGAAAAACACCAAACCGTAGCAAGCTGGACACCTACGATGTAAGCATCGGCGGCATCAGTAAGTCTGCAGGCAACGAGCCAACTAAGACTGACGGAATTAAAATCCGTGGAACTGGTGCAGCTACTAAAGGTGTAATGGCCCGGGGCCCAATGGCATGAACTACGCTGCTCTAGTGATTGCTATCTCTGATTACACGGAGAATACTTTCCCAACTGCGGATATGAACACGTTCATTCAGCAGGCAGAGCAGCGCATTTACAACACCATTCAGTTCCCTTCAATACGTAAGAACGTAACGGGTATTTTGACGACCAACAACAAGTACCTGTCTTGCCCCAATGATTTCCTTTCGCCTTACTCGTTAGCGGTGATTGAGGGCTACGGCACTGCTGCGGAGACGTACCACTACTTGCTAAACAAGGATGTCAACTTCATTCGTGAAGCGTACCCAACCCCTGCGGATACAGCCTTACCTAAGTACTACGCTTTGTTTGGCCCAACAACTACATCTGGACCGCCTTCAGTACCAACCAACGAGTTGTCGTTTATTCTTGGCCCAACGCCAGATGCACAGTACTACGCAGAACTTCACTACTATTACTATCCTGAGTCCATCACCACTGCAACAACCACTTGGCTAGGTGATAATTTTGACTCTGTGCTGTTGTATGGAAGTCTAGTTGAAGCGATCACCTATATGAAGGGTGAGGCTGACATGGTTGCTCTTTACGATGGGAAGTACAAGGAAGCGTTAATGCTGGCTAAACGTCTTGGCGATGGCCTTGAGCGCAGCGATGCGTATCGTAGTGGTCAGTACCGTATGGCCCCGTTGCCCCAGAATAATGGTGTAGTGTAATGATCGTCCAAACCCAGACAACTTCGTTTAAAGCAGAGGTGTACCAAGCGGTACACAATCTGTTAACGGACACAATCAAGATTGCCCTTTACACGTCAAACGCTAACCTTGATGAGACTACCACGGTATATACCACCCTTAGTGAAGTTGTAGCGTCAGGCTATACAGCAGGTGGCGAGGTCATGACCGGGGTAGCACTTAATACTTCTGGGTACACGGTCTACGTTAACTGGGCTAATGTGTCTTGGTCAACAGCAGTGACAGCACGGTGTGCCTTGATTTACAATGCCAGCAAGAGTAATAAGTCCATTGCGGTGTTGGATTTTGGGTCAGATAAGACATCTACCACCACGTTTACCATCACAATGCCAGCCAATACAGCCACTTCAGCGTTAATTCGCAGTTCTAACTAGGAGTTTGATATGTCCAACGAAAAAGCACACGGTCTAGACGCAGTAGCAAGCGCATTGACGCAAGCCAACAGCACCGGGGATTCGGCAACTGCCAAAGGTGTTTACACCATGCAGTGTTTTGACGCAGACGGTAATCTAAAGTGGGAAGCACGTTGCCCTAACCTAGTGGTAAACGTCGGCCTGCAAGATATGAACGCTCAATACTTCAAAGGCTCTGCGTACACCGCTGCTTGGTATATTGGACTGTACGGTGCTGCAGCTTCTAACAGCCCTGCTGCTGGAGACACAATGGCATCTCATGCTGGTTGGACTGAAATCGTTCCTTACAGCAATGCTACACGCCCTGCGGCTACTTTTGGAACAGCTACTACGGCTAACCCATCGGTACAGACCAACTCTGCTTCTCCAGCATCGTTCACCATTGATGCCACAGCAACTGTTGGCGGTGCGTTCTTGGTTAGCAATAGCACTAAGTCTGGCAGCACAGGTGTTCTGTTCTCCGCCTCTGACTTTACAGCCCCCGGAGACCGTTCGGTGGCTTCTGGCGATACCCTCAATGTCACATACACATTCAGCTTGGCTGGCTAAGGATTTAACATGGCACAGTTTAAAAAAGGCGATACCGTCCAATTAAAGGCAGTGGTTCCTCAAGGCCCTGTCATGGCTATGCGTATGGATGACGATGGCAACGTGCAGTACCTAATTGGCTGGACTGTTGATGATGAGCCACAACAACGCTGGTTTGATGAAGCACAGCTAGAAGCGGTGTAGCCCCTCGGGGTTTGACGCATGTTTGGCTACGCCACCTTTGCTCAGGCTCCCTTTGCCACACTTGGGCAAGCCCCAACTACCTATGCGTCTAGCATTGAAGAGACAGCCACGGGGACGGATGTAGCAGCGGCTATACAACTTTTTGTATCTTTTTTAGCAGAAACGGCGACCGGTACAGAGACAGTAAGTTCAACGCAGACGTTTGAGACAGCGATTACAGAAGCAGGTACAGGCTCAGAGACAGTAAGTTCAACACAGACGTTCGTTACTAGCATAGCGGAGACAGGAACCGTAACCGATGTTGACTTAGTAGCCGGAAGCACGTTTACACCTAGTTTGGCAGAGTCTGCGATCGTAACAGACAGTGATTCGGCAGTGCAGGTGTATGTGGCAGCCTTGACGGAAACAGGAACAATTACAGACGCGGCTTCAGCGGCACAGACGTTTATTACCGCCGTGGTAGAGGCGGCTACGGGAACACAGACAGACTCCGCAGCGCAGACATTTGAGACAGCCGTTACAGAGACCGGGACAGTGACTGACGCAGATGCAGCATGGCAGGCGTTCTTTACCTCGATAACCGAGTCTGCTTCGGGGCTGGATGCGTTGGCTACATCGTTCGTGTTCTTTGGGACTGCAGCAGAAACAGCGACCGGTACGGATGCAAGTTTTGGACAGTTAGGGGCTGTGGCGTTTATAAGTGAGACCGGGGCAGTCACAGACTTAGATTCAACAAAACAAACATTTGTCACCACCGTTTTGGAAGGTTTGACGGGTACAGATGCCTTTATAGCTTCTGCGGTGTTCATTGCTGCGCTCCAAGAGGCGGCTACTGGCTCAGATTCGTTCTCAGTGCGGTTACTATGGGAAGTTATCAATGACAGCCAGACCGTAAGCTGGCAAAATATAGGTAGCGCACAGACCCCCGGATGGGGTGTGATTAACGACGCGCAGACTACCAATTGGGTAGTCATCAATACGCAAGGATAAAAAATGGCACTAGTACTGGCAGACCGGGTAAAGGAGACCACCACAACCACGGGCACAGGTACGCTTACATTGCTGGGTGCATCCATTGGGTTCCAGTCCTTTGCAGCCGTCGGTAATGGAAACACTACCTATTACACTATTTCATCCAACGGCGGGGCTGAGTTTGAAGTGGGTATTGGTACGTACACATCCTCTGGGACAACGCTTTCTCGTACTACGGTGCTGACTTCCAGCAATTCTGGTAGCTTGGTTAACCTGTCCGCAGGCACTAAAGATGTTTTTGTAACGTACCCAGCAAGCAAATCCACTTACGAGACAGCAGGCCAAGAGATATACGCTGGAGCAGACGGCTCCATCTACCTGAACGCAATCACAATCACCAAAGACACCGCCGTACCCGCAAACTACAACGGGATGAGTGCTGGGCCCGTAACGGTGGCAAGTGGAATTACGGTAACAATTGCTACTGGTTCGGTTTGGACAGTCGTATGACCTACCCAAAGCCGTTATTTTTTAATACAATAGCTACATACCCGTAAGGATTTGAGATGACCACATCAGCAACCTCGCTCTTAGGATTGGCCCTCCCGGTCGATGGGGAGCTATACGGCACTTGGGGCGATACAGTCAACGACTCTATTACCTCACTACTAGACACGGCTGTAGCAGGCACGACTACACTCAGCGCGGACTCTGACGTAACTTTAAGCACCACGACCCTAGCGTCGAACCAAGCGCGTCAGGCAATCATTCTGTGGACTGCAGGCGGTACAGCCACTCGGACCATTACAGCCCCGGCACAGTCTAAGCCGTACATCGTAATCAACAAGACTTCCAGCACACAGAGCATCAAACTCGTAGGCGCTGGACCTACCACGGGGATTACCTTGGTTGCTGGCGAGAAGTGCGTAGCAGCTTGGAACGGGGTTGACTTCGTTAAGGTTGCATCCTCGGCAGCGTCAAACATAACAGGTGTTCTTCCCATTGCCAACGGCGGTACAAACGCATCTACCGCAGCGGCGGCGCTAACGTCTTTGGGCGTAAACACCGCTACCACAGGCTCCAACGTCATTGCTTCTGGGACGACTGCACAGCGGGACGCAGCCCCGGTCTTTGGCTTACAAAGGGCAAACACCTCAACAAGCTCAATGGAGTTTTACAACGGATCAGCTTGGGTTGGTCTTGGCGGCGCATCAGGCGGCACTGGGAATGGTATTCTGTACGAGAACGACATCACCGTAACGGCGAACTACACCATCACTACCAGCAGAAACGCCATGAGCGCCGGACCCCTGACGATAAATGACGGAATCACAGTAACCGTACCGTCTGGCTCGGTCTGGACAATTTTGTAAGGAACAAACATGACAATCACAATTAACGGAACAGGAACCATTACAGGCATTACCGCTGGTGGGCTTCCTGATGCCATCATTACTCAGCCTGAATTGGCTACTGATGTGGCAGGTACTGGCCCTGCGTTTAGTGCATACCTAAATTCTACACAATCGTTTACTGGTGGTGTTTGGACAAAAGTTCAACTTAACGCCGAAGAATGGGACACTAACAGTAATTTTGATTCATCTACTAACTATCGTTTTACTCCAACAGTGGCTGGATATTATCAAGTTAACTGTCAAGCACAACCTGTTAGTACTTTTTCTGGTGCTAATTTAGTATCAATTTATAAAAACGGGTCGCAATATAAAAGTGCGTATTTGAGTACATTCGGAATACCTACTTTATCAGCAATGGTTTATTTAAACGGCTCTACAGATTACATTGAGTTATACACAAACCTTGGGACATCTCAAAGCATGACCGCTAGTAGCGTAACTGTCTATATGTCTGGTTTTTTAGCTAGGGCAGCATAATGACAATTTACGAAAAAATCAAAGCACTTTACCCAGAACTCACAGATCGTGATTTTTTGACTGTAATCACGCTTCAGAACGATAGCGATGGCAAAGGCGACTACATAGCCAAGTGGGAACACCCCACCTATGCACGACCAACACAGGAGCAATTAAATGGGAGTTAAACTCGCAGCGGCAAGCGGTGGAAGCATCGAACTTGTCCCAACAAACACAGCTAGCACCTTTACGGTGACAGTACCTGCGGTGACAGGAACTATGCTGACAACAGCTACGGCTGGTACTGTTTTGCAGGTTGTAAGCACAACTAAAACAAATTCTTTTTCTACGTTAGGTGTTGGTACTTTTGTGGATATTACTGGTTTATCCGTATCCATAACACCAACAAGTGCAACAAGCAAAATATTAGTTCAAGTTGTAGTTGCTGCTGGAATTGCTCTTGGTAATGTTTTGTTTAATTTAGTCAGAGGCTCAACAAATATTGCACAAAGCACTAGCGGCACTGACAACGAAACAGTTGCAGCTAACCAAGGTGGCGCATATGGTATGCAAACACTGCCGATTACATTTTTAGATTCGCCTGCAACTACTTCTGCAACTACTTACAAATTACAAGTAAACCCAGCAAGTCAAACGGTATATATCAATGTTAGAGCAACAGACCAATATTACGGTGGTGTTAGCACAATAACTGTTATGGAGATTGCAGCATGAACCACAAAGCAATTTACGCACTTTATCCGCAGGTTGTCACTGTTGATGATGGTACTGGTGCATTTGACAAAGACGGAAACCAAGTCACTGTTGATATGGCTGCTGTCAATGCTTGGGTTGACCCTAACGCATACAAAGACAAACGTGCCAAAGCATACCCATCAATTGCAGACCAACTTGATTTGCTATATCACGGTGGCATGGGCACTTGGAAGGCAGCAATCACAGCGGTAAAAGAGGAGTTTCCAAAATGACCACATCAATAGGCGGCACAACAACTTTATTGGCAAAACGCTTTAATGAAGCATTTGACTACAACGATGGAAAGCTGTACTGGAAAATCAACACCAACAAATCAAAAAACTTAATTGGAAAAGTGGCTGGTTGTAAAAATAGCGGTGAGTATGGTGTTGTTAATCTTGATTGCAAATCTTACAGCATCCACAAAGTTGTCTACTGTATGTTTCATGCAGAAATGCCTATTGTTGTAGACCACATTAACGGCATCTATGGCGACCACAGAATTGAAAACCTACGTGCGGCTGACCATACTACCAACAACTACAACAAGGGCTTCCAAAAGAACAATACATCTGGCGTAAAAGGCTTGACATGGAGCAAGCAAGCGAAAATGTGGCACGGTTCAATCTCTTACAAACGCAAAGTAAAAAGCCTTGGTTATTTCAAAGACAAGGAAGACGGAGCAGAATTTGTGTCACTTGCTAGGGATATGCTTCATGGTAGTTTTGCAAATCACGGAGTTTTTAAATGACAACCTCGTTTAACGGTACGACAGGAATTACGTTTCCTGATGCTTCAACGCAATCCAATTCCCAAGTTGGAATGAAAAACAGAATCATTGACGGTGGTTTTACTATTAACCAGCGGGGATATGTTTCAGGCACTTCATTGCCTTCAGGTACTTATGGGCATGACCGCTGGAAGGGCGGAGCATCCGCAGGTACTTACACATTTACCCAAGGCGCTTTAGGTGTAAACACAACCATTACCATCACGGCAGGAAGCATCATCCAAGTGATTGAGGGCTGTAATCTGCCTGAAGGCGGTACTTATGTTTTGTCTTGGACTGGCACTGCACAGGGAAGGCTTAATGGCGGTACTTTTGGTTCTTCCGGCACTGTAACGGTTACAGGCTGGGTTGCTGGTACTAATTTAAACGTAGAGTTCAACACAGGAACTTGCGGCAGCGTGCAGCTTGAAAAAGGCAGCACAGCCACATCGTTTGACTATCGGCCTTATGGGACTGAGCTTCAGCTTGCACAGCGGTATTATGCAAAGATGACCGCAACTACTGGTGTGTATGCGTGTTTTGGAAATGGTATGGCTTCATCAGCATCAAATGCTGCTATTACTGTGAAATTTCCAACAACTATGCGAATTGGGCCAACTGCTAATTTTTCAAATCTTATTCTAGGAGACACTGTAGCTGGATGGACGGTTACAAGTTTTGGGACAAATTATCCGAGTTCTGACACTATAAATCTTTCAGTAAATGCATCGGGTGCAGCCATGACAACGCTTAGGGGTGCTAATTTATTGTCAAACTTTACTTTAGCGTCTTACATAGATTTTTCATCGGAGTTATAAATGTATCAAAAGCATGAAAGTCATCCCTTTTTTGGTGAGCCAAGGTCAGTGCGGCGTTTAAGCGATGGCGCAAGTATTCCTTTTGTGGATGGAAATACCGATTACGCCGATTACCTAAAGTGGCTTGCTGAAGGCAACACACCACTACCTGCGGACGCATAACATGAATCAGTTTGAACGCGCTGAACTAGTTGCCGACATTGCTGCGGCGATTAAGGCATCCGCAGTTTTATCTGAGGAGGAGGCGCGTTGGGTCAGGCTGGCTATTGAACGTCAGGAGCAGTCAATCAAACTGCGTCAGGCCATCATTGAGAAGACCTTGGGTGGCTTGGTGTGGGCTGCACTTGCGGGGCTGGCTTACATTGTGTTCGACTTTGCAAAGAATCATGGGTTCAAGTGATTGACTTACTTGCATCAGCACAGATACCGTGGCCCAACACAGAACAGAAAATTGTGTTGGTGTGCCGCGTTGTGCTGCCGAGCGAGAAGTATGGAGCCAATGAATTCCTAGACAAAGACGGAAGGGTGTGCCGTTGGGTTATGGAGGTAGTCAAGAAAGAGCGCCATGATTGACCCCATAACGGCCTTTGCGGTAGCACAAGGGGCCATCAAAGGCATCCAAGCAGCCATCAAGATGGGCAAGGATGTCCAAGGCATCACGAATGACGTGATGAAATTTTTTGATGCCAAAGACAAGGTAGCCAAGGAAGCAGTTAAGGACCCAAAGAAAAAGTACAGCTCCGACACCAGCCAAGCGATGAGCACAGTCATGCAACTGCATGAACTGAACAAGGCTGAAGAAGAATTGAAGTGGCACTTTATCAACCAAGGCCACAGCCAGCTTTGGAGTCAGATTCTTTTGGAGCGCAACGCAATTGTGCGAAGCGCAGGACGCAGGAGATATTGGATGCTAGGGCGGCTAAGAACCGCAAGCAAGAGATAGACGAAGCCATCACAATGGGTTTGTGCATACTGGTGGCTGCGGCCATCTTTATCTTAGTGGCTTGGGGTGTAATTGAAATGAAAGGTAAGCTGTGAGCGAAGGAACTTTAAACGCCAATTCAACCCTTGACAAAGTTCTTGGGTATGTGGATTCGCCATTTAAACTTGCCGCCATCCTTGTCATGGGCGTAGTTGCTTTCGCTGGCTACTTTGTGTACACAAACCAAGACCTGCTTATTGGCGCTTACAAAGAGTCCAAGAAGATACCCAGCATTGCCGAGGACCGTGTTGAGGATGCCTCTGCCCACCTGTTCAAGACCACCAACGCCACTATCGTTGCGGTGTTCAAAGTCAACCCAATGTTCGGGACTCGCATACTATACCGAGCCTACGCCAAGGACGGCAGAGACAAAACCAACGACGGGCTAGATGTTGGCCTATTTACAAACAACGCAGCCAATAATGCCGACGTTGTGAAACTGATGGCAAACGAAATTCCTTGCGGGGAGTACCGCACGGCGCAGTCTGAAATGGGTATTTGGTACATCAACAAGGGCGTTACCTATACTTGCAGAATCAGTGTTCCACCAGAGCCGGGGCGGTTTGTGGGGCAGATAACCGTGGGGTGGGAAACAGAACCCGAAAACTTAGAATCAGCACGAACCATGCTGAGTATTGCCGCAACCATGTTATCTAGGAGTAAACAATGACCTTGAGTGACCTGAACCCACTTGCCGCTATTGGGGGCAAACTCATTGACCGTTTTTTGCCTGATCCGATTGCCGCTGAAAAGGCCAAAGCTGAACTGTTTCAGATGCAGCAAAACGGTGAACTGGCGAAGATGGCAAACGAAACCGAGATGTTTAAAGCAGAGCAGCAAAACACTACAGACCGCTGGACTGCTGACATGGCTTCGGATTCGTGGCTGTCTAAAAATGTGCGCCCAATGACCTTGGTGTATATCCTGACCGCATACCTTACGTTAGCTATTCTGGATGGCTTCGGCTTTAAGATTTCCGAGTCTTACGTTACGCTGCTTGGGCAGTGGGGGATGCTTGTGATGGGCGCGTACTTTGGTGGCAGAACGCTTGAGAAACTAGCCGACATGAAAGGTAAAAAATGACCCACCTAAGCAAACACTTTACCCTTGACGAACTGACCGTCACCGACCACCGTGAGTTTGACAACAGCCCGACACAGGAAGAAATAAGCAACTTGCAACGCTTGGCGCAATTGCTGGAGCAGGTCAAGGAAACCCTTGGCGGCAAGCCTGTAATGATTAACAGTGCCTTTCGCAGTAAGCAGGTCAATGATGCAGTTGGAAGTTCTGACAAGTCTCAGCATCGTAAGGGGTGCGCGGCTGACCTCCGAGTACCGGGCGTTACCCCTGATGAGGTAGTCCGTGCGGTAATTGCTGCGGGTTTACCCTATGACCAGATCATCCGTGAATTTGACCGTTGGACGCACATCAGTATCCCAAACACAGAAGACGCAGAACCCAGAGGAGTTGCGCTTATCATCGACCGCAGCGGTACTCGACCTTTTGCCTAATTCATGGGAAAATGAGCTATGCCCTTACAAAAGATTCTGTTAAAGCCCGGTGTTAACCGAGAAGGAACCCGACTGACAACGGAAGGTGGGTACTATGAGTCCGACAACATTAGGTTCCGTTTTGGTACGCCAGAGAAGATCGGCGGATGGGCGCGTATATCTTCAGCGGTATTTGTAGGCGTATGCCGTTCGCTGTGGAACTGGGTCACGCTGGGCTTTTTAAACCTGCTTGGTGTTGGTACGAACTTAAAGTTCTACATTGAAAGCGGCGGCATTTACCGGGACATCACCCCTATCCGCGCTGAAGTCACGCTGACCAACCCCTTCACAACAGTAAACCTATCTACTACCGTAACAGTAACGGACGCTGCGGGTGGTTATGTGGATGGGGACTTTGTTACGTTTTTTGGCGGCACAGCCGTGGGCGGCATCACCATCCTTGGCGAGTACCAGATTACTTTCCTAAGCGCGACCACCTACTCGATAACATCCGCTACAGCAGCAACATCCTCGACTACAGGCGGAGGCACAGTCTATGCCGTGTATCAAGTTAACGTAGGCCCCGCATACTCAGTTCCGTCTGTTGGTTGGGGATCAGGCGCTTGGGGTTCGGGTTCTTGGGGCTTTGGAGCTACCACCCTGCTCAATATGCGTATTTGGAACCAGAACAACTTTGGTCAAGACTTGCTTTTTGGGCCACGTAACGGGCCTCTGTACCTGTGGAATGCCAACATTGGAGTGACCCCTACCGTTGCGACCATGACAATTGCGACCCCCTGCGTAGTCACCACATCGGTAACGCTGGCGGACAAAACAGCAATTACGTTCCAGACTGACGGGGCACTACCTACAGGGCTTGTTGTGGGCACGGTGTACTACACACAATACGTATCGAGCGTTACGTTTAATTTATCTACATCCACAACTTTAAGTGCAACACTAGCAGGCGTAGCTATTACAGGAATAGCGGGGCAATTTAGTTGTACCGCCTCAAGTGTTGGGTTGGCTATTGGGCAGTCATTGGTACTTAGCGGAACCTATGGTGGCACAGGTTCTATTACTGGATACACCAACCCAACAACTTATTTTATTGTAGCCACCAACGGCACTACAACGTTTACCCTATCCACTACCGCAGGCGGCTCTGGTGTCACAACTACAGCGGGTACACCAACAGGTCTTACCTACACACTATCAACAACAATTAACACGTCGGGGTCTCAGTCTGGGACACACAAAATCTCTTCGCGGGGCATTGCGCTTACTGCATTAAACGGAGCATCGAGCGTTCCGCTGACACAGGCAAACTTTATTATTTCTGATGCAAGCCGTTTCACCATTTGTTTTGGAACCAATGACTTTGGAAGCACCGAGTTTGACCCCATGCTTATCCGCTGGTCAGACCAAGAATCGTACTTAGAGTGGGCTCCTGCAATTACAAACCAAGCCGGTAGTATTCGCCTGTCGCATGGCTCTAAGATCGTCACCGCAATACAAAGCCGCCAAGAGATTGTGGTTTGGTCAGATTCGGCAATATACTCCCTGCAGTACCTTGGACCACCCTACGTCTGGGGCACACAACTTCTTGCGGATAACGTCTCAATTGCGGGGCCTAATGCCGCTGCTATTGGCTCTGGCGCTGTTTTCTGGATGGGTATAGACAAGTTCTACAAATACGACGGTCGAGTTCAGACCATGCGTTGTGACCTGCGCCAGTACATTTACAGTGACATCAATCTGCAGCAAGCCGACCAGATTTTTGCTAACACCAACGAGGGCTTTAACGAGATTTGGTTCTTCTACTGCTCCTCAAACTCCACTACCGTAGACCGCTACGTGATTTACAACTATCTGGAAGACATCTGGATGTACGGCAATATGGCTCGCACAGCATGGTTGGATTCGGGGCTACGTACTTTCCCTATGGCGGCTACCTATTCATACAACATCGTCAACCACGAGTCGGGTGTAGATGACAATACTGGCGACACACCCATAGCCATTGAGTCAAGCATTACAAGCTCTCAGTTCGACATCGGTGACGGGCACAACATGGCGTTTGCATGGCGTATGCTGCCTGACCTGACCTTCCGTGGCTCTACAGATGGGACTATACCTAGCCTAATAATGCAGCTTCTACCTCTGCAGAACTCTGGTTCAGGGTACAACAACCCCCTATCGGTAGGCGGTACAAGTGCTACAGCCTCACAAGCCGTAACAGCTACGCAGACATACCCTATTGAACTAGACACTTTCACTGGGCAGGTAAACATTCGGGTGCGTGGTCGCCAAATGTCCATGAAAGTAAGTTGCAACACGCTTGGTACTCAGTGGCAGCTAGGTAGCCCACGGGTGGACATCAGACCTGACGGCAGACGATAAATGGCACAAAAGAACGTAGTCGCCCCACGTCTTCCTGCTGCGCCGGATCAGTACGATCGTGCATACCAAGATCAATTTACCACCTTGCTGCGGTTGTATTTCAACCAACTAGATAACAGCGGCCCAATTAACATCGCCACACAACGCATCGGAGCCAATATAATTGCGGCATTGAGCGCACCCCCTGTCCCCGGAACAGCCACTCCGAGCTTGCCAACTCAGGCAGATTTAGCTAACCTTCGTGTAGGCGATGTCTACTACGATACAACCGCCAGTAACGTGCTGAAAGTAAAAGTATGAGCCTACAGAATCTAGCAACCCAAATGGCGGCGCAAGGCCGTGGTCCAGACCGTACTCTGGTACACATGTCCCCTAAAGAAGTGCAGGGGCTTCAGGCTCTTGCTATGGCACATGGCGGATCGTTAACCATTAACCCAGAAACAGGACTCCCTGAAGCAGGGTTCTTGGAAAGCATCCTACCCGCCGTTGCGGGGTTTGCACTTAACGCTTTTGCTCCCGGTGTTGGCACCGCAGTGGGCGGTATGCTTGGTCTTGGTGAAGCGGCTGGCACAGCGCTTACTGTCGGCGGTATTGCAGGTCTGGCTTCCGGCAGCCTTGAGAAGGGCATCATGGCTGGCATGGGTGCTTATGGGGGCGCTGGCTTAGCAGGCTCGTTGATGAACCCTAGCGCAAATGCGGCTGTTCTTGCTGCTGAAAATGCAATCCCCGGCGGTGGGCCCCTTCCGCCTGAAGCGGTTGCAGCAGCACGACAAAGCGTAAACCCAATGGACAGCCTGAAATCCGGGTTCAGTGCAGCAGCCAGCAACCCCAAAGACTTCTTACAAGACAATAAGTATCTGTTAGGTGCGGCGTTCCTACCTGCTTTGGCGGGCGGACTAAACGACAAAGGTGAAGGTACAGGCGCACCAAAAACACCAAAGTACATCCGCCGCTACGAAACAGACCCCGTAACTGGTGAGATTCGCCAAGCACAAGCCATTTCTACAGACGACTTTGGCGACCAGCCTGCGGTTTCTTTCGGCGGTGTTAAGCGCATGGCTGACGGTGGCCCCGTTACTTTCGGCGGTGTTCCAGCTTCCACAAAAGTAATTGACCCCTACGATACCCGCACAGATTCGCAGAAGTCATTGGACTATCTCATGGGTAAGGGCACCAACCCAATGTTGTTTACGCATAAGCAAGCTACAGGCCCAATTCAACCTGCAGATTTCGGCACCCGCACGGGTGGTCGCTACATACTAGACTCAGCTACAAACACGTACGTGTGGGTTCCCGATGCCGAGGATGCTAATGCAGCAGCGGCTTCTTTGGCTGCTAAACAGGGCTTGGCTGCACTGAATAGAGATGGTGGTGGTAGAGGTGACACAGACCCCAAAGAACAAGCACGTATTGATGCTTTTATGGATGCAGAAGACGCTAAAGATATAGCAGAGGGCAACCCAGTTGGTACCACTCGTGGAGCGCGTATTAAAGACGATTTATCGTTCCTTAGTTTTTTAAACCCGCTTAATATGATTAATTCAGTTGTTGATGTCTTTCAAGGCAAAAACCCAGTAACCGGTGGCTGGAATACAGGCTATAACGAAGGAACACTGGGAACAGGGGTTTCTACGCAATCTCAAGATGCGGCAACCAATGCAGAGGTAGAGAGCCAAGCGCAGGCTAACGCCGCCAATACTTTAGGTGTAAATGACGCAGCCGTAAATGCTGCTGCTAATGCTGCACAGGCACAGGCCAACGCTATTGCTGAGGGTAATAAAGGCGAGAACCAAGGCGGTTCTTACGGGGTAACTGATGGCGGTTATGGTATGACACCAGACGGCGGCATCGACGGTAGTATGTTTAGCAAAGGCGGTATTGCTGCCTTGGCTGGCGGCGGCTTAGGCTCTCTCGGCGGCTACTCTGATGGCGGGCAGCTACTCAAAGGCCCCGGTGACGGTGTATCGGACAGCATTCCCGCTAAAATTGCAGGCAACCAGCCAGCACGACTTGCAGACGGTGAGTTCGTAATCCCAGCGCGTATCGTCTCTGAACTTGGCAACGGCTCCACAGCCGCAGGGGCACGGGAGTTGTACAAGATGATGGCTCGCATCCAAGCAGGGCGCGCAAAGACAGTCGGCAAAAACAAAACGGCGGTGAACAGCAAGTCTGCTCGCCACCTTCCAGCATAAGGAACAGTCATGGCAGATTCAACACTCCTAAATCAAGTAGGCTTTGCGCCTGAAATTGCCCCGTACGGGACAGGCGTTCTTGGGGCTGCGGCCGCAGCAGTTAAAACCCCATACCAAAGCTACGCTGACTGGGCCAAGTCACAGGGGCTTACGGGCGATCAGGTCGCTGCGTTTACAGATTTACAGAAGCAGGCTTTTGGACAGGCGGGTAATTTAACCCAAGACCCCTACGCGCTGGCATCGGCACAAGGGCTGCAGAGTTTGTCAGGCCAGCAGTTTGGTCAACCCCAAGCCGACCAGTACATGAGTCCGTATATCCAAAACGTGATTCAGAACCAGCAACGCGATGCCGCAAGGATGTCTGCCATCCAAGGAACCCAACAGCAAGCCCAAGCTACACAGTCTGGCGCTTTCGGTGGTGCGCGGGATGCCATCATGCGGGCTGAACGCGAGCGTAACTTAGCCATACAGCAGGGCGACATCCAAGCAGCGGGCTTACAGAATGCTTACACCAACGCACAGAACCAGTTCAATGCAGACACCAGCCGAGGCTTGCAAGGCTTCTCAGCGCTTGGCTCTCAAGGCCAAAACCTGTACGGTCAAACCACGGGCAACATGAACTTGCAGAACGCCTTGGGTACTCAGCAGCAACAACAGGTGCAGAAC